GGAAGACTTCGTAAGAAGTTTGCTTTCCTATTCCATGATATGCTCAAGACTCAATTAGTCTTGAAAGGTATTATCACTCCAGAAGACTGGGAGGATATGGAGGAAAACATTCAATATGATTTCCTCTTCGATAATCATTTCTCCGAGTTAAGAGATGCGGAGTTAATGAATACCCGCTTAGATATTTTAATGAAGATTGACCCTTATGTAGGTAAGTATTATTCGATTGAATATGTAAGAAAGCAAATTCTTAAGCAATCTGATGTTGAATTTGAAGAAATTGATAAGCAGATGAAGACTGATATTGGTGCTGGTATGACACCAGATCCAGTGCATACTAACAAAATGAATGCAAAAGCATTGGAGTTATCGGCAATGCCGCCGCCTGCTCCTGCTCCCGCTGCTCCTAAGAAAGCATCCTCAAGTAGCGATTCTTGATAAATAATTATTAAACGGTTAAATTATATGGACACTATTGACATTATTAATGCCATTGCTGATGGCAATAAGATTGATGCTATGGATAAAATTAATGACCATCTGTATGCTAAAGCAGCAGAGAATATGAAGTCATATAAAGAAATCCTAGCAAAATCTTTCTTTGCTTCACAAGAAGAAGAAACTCCAGAAGAAGGTACAGAAGAATGAAACTAATCACCGAGAGTATCGAGGACGTACAAGTTCTCGTTGAAGAATCTAACGGTAAAAAAAATCTCTACATTGAAGGAGTATTCCTCCAAGGAGATATTAAAAATCGTAACGGTCGCGTATATCCATTCAGCGTATTAGAGCGTGAAGTTGGAAGATACAACGAAAGTTATGTTTCTGCTGGTCGTGCTCTCGGTGAGCTAGGTCATCCCGATGGACCAACCGTAAACCTTGATAGGGTTTCACATAAGATTGTTTCTCTCCGTGCAGAGGGTAGCAATTTTATTGGCAAGGCACAAATTCTATCTACACCAATGGGTAACATCGCTAAGTCTCTTTTAGAGTCTGGCGTAAAACTTGGTGTGTCTTCAAGAGGCATGGGGTCAATTGAAGAGAAGAATGGTGCCAACTACGTGCGTGATGATTTCATGCTCGCTACCGCTGCAGATATCGTTGCAGATCCTTCCGCACCTGACGCATTTGTTAACGGAATTATGGAAGGAAAGGAGTGGGTATGGGACAACGGAATTCTTAAAGAATCAAAAGTTGCTAAATACCAAAGATATATTTCCGAGGCAACTCGCAAAAATATTGAAGAGAGATCCCTCAAGGTCTTTGAGGACTTCTTGTTTAATTTATAAAATTAATAAATAATCATAGAATAAATGTATAACTGTACAGGGGAAACCAAAGATGTCAGATATGTTAAACGAAAAGTTTGAAGAATTTATTGCTGAAAATGGTGATCCTATGCCATCGGTCGGAAGCTCCGTTGTGCCTGGGAGTCCAGTTGCTAGCGGTTACATGAAGCCAGTAGCAGGTCAGACACACACAGCCGTAAATGCAAACGCAGCGGGTGGGAGAGATCCAATGCCTACAGTGCCAACTTCGGTTGTCCCTGGTCAGTCAACAGAAGATGACGGTGGTTCTACTTTTGAAAAACCAGAGGGTGAAGACAACCCTGGTGCAAAAGCAGCATCACATAACAAAAAGGTTGCTGATGGTCACGTAGTTCGCGACAACCATCAAGATCCAGCACCTGTTGTTAAGTCATCTGGTTATCAAATTCCTGGTGGTCCAAACAACACTAAGGTATTTGGTATGGAAGAAATCGACTATTCCTCAGATGAGGACATCGAGGCTCTTGTAGAAGGAGAAACAATCACTGATACTTTCAAAGAGAAAGCAAAGACTATCTTTGAAGCTGCTGTTAGAGCAAAAATCAACGAGCAAGTTTCCTTCATTCAAGCGCAATACACTACCAAACTAGCAGAAGAAGTGGAAGCAATTAAGACTTCACTTGCTGAAAAGGTAGATGAGACACTCAACTATGCCATTCAGAATTGGCTAGAAGAGAATGTAGTTGCCATCGATTCAGGTCTCAAACTTGAAATCGCTGAAAACTTCATGAAGGGTCTCAAGACAGTCTTTGAAGAAAACTATCTTGAAATTCCTGATGACAAAGTAAATGTTGTTGAAGGAATGAATCAAGAGCTTTGTGAAATGGAAGAGCGCCTAAACGAACAGATTGAGCGCAACATTGAATTAAATAATCGTCTTGCTGGTTTCAACAAGACCGTAATCCTAAATCAAATTTCTGAAGGTCTCGCTGATACCCAGAAAGAAAAGCTTGCTGCTTTAGCAGAAGGTGTTGAGTTTGTTTCGGAAGAGAACTTCCGCGAGAAGCTTGCTACCCTTAAGGAATCATATTTCCCTAAGACTGCTATCAAGGAGTCAGTTGATGAAACACCAGTTGAAGGTGAGGGACAAGAGCTCACACCTGCAATGCAAGCCTATATGGCAGCAATTGCTCGCTGGTCTTGATATAAATAATCCACCCAATTTTTTCCAAACATCCAAACGGAGTTAAAAATGTTTAACGCAGAAATGTTACAGGAAAAGTGGGCACCCGTTCTCAATCACTCGGGAGTTTCTGAAATTTCCGATGCTCACAGAAAGGCTGTTACCGCTGTCCTACTAGAAAACCAAGAAAGATTTATGCGCGAAGAGCGCGGTGTCCTCAATGAGGTTGCCGTTAACTATGCTGGCGCATCTAATATGACTGGTGCTGCTGCCAATACTGGCGCTATCGCAGGTTTTGATCCTGTGCTCATCAGCCTAATTCGTCGTGCAATGCCTAACCTCGTTGCTTACGACATCTGTGGCGTTCAACCAATGAGCGGTCCTACTGGTCTTATCTTCGCCATGAAGGCTAAGTATGAGAATCAGGGCGGCGAAGAGGCGCTATACAACGAGCCTGATGCAGGTTTCTCTGGTGGTTACGATGCCACTCAGGGTGCTTACAACGTCCGTAACCAGGCTGGTTCAGGTGGAGACATGGAGGGCAACAACCCTGCAGTTCTCAACGATGCAACTCCTGGCACCTATGAGCTCGGTAGCAAGATGACCCGTGCTCAGTCTGAGCAACTCGGTGAATCTGGTTATCTCTTCCGTGAGATGGCATTCAGCATCGAGAAGACTTCGGTTACCGCCAAGTCACGCGCTCTCAAGGCTGAATACACTCTCGAGCTTGCACAAGACCTTAAGGCAATCCATGGTCTTGACGCTGAGCAAGAGCTTGCCAACATTCTCTCCTCAGAGATTCTTGCCGAGATCAACCGCGAAATCATCCGCACAGTTTATTTCGTTGCTAAGAAAGGCGCTCAGCATAACGTTGCAACTCCTGGTATCTTTGACCTCGATGTTGACTCCAACGGTCGTTGGATGGCTGAGAAGTTTAAGGGTCTTCTATTCCAGATTGACCGCGACGCTAATGCTATCGCTCAGGAAACACGTAGAGGAAAGGGCAACTTCATCATCTGCTCTGCAGACGTTGCTTCAGCTCTCAACCTAACTGGCGCTCTCGATTACGCTCCTGCTCTCAGCACTTCAATGAATGTTGATGACACTGGCAACGTATTCGCTGGCACCCTCAACGGTCGCGTTAAGGTCTACATCGATCCATTCGGCGGTCCTTCCTACACCCAGTCAACTGCTTCTAAGCACTACTATGTCATGGGTTATAAGGGCACCTCACCTTATGATGCTGGTCTATTCTACTGCCCATACGTTCCTCTCCAGATGGTTCGTAGCATTGGTCAGGACACCTTCCAGCCTAAGATTGGATTCAAGACTCGCTACGGCATGGTCGCTAACCCATTCGTTACCACCGATGGTCAGTATGGTTCAGCACCTGCAGGCGAGGCAATGAATGCCAACAGCAACCAGTACTACAGAAGAGTACAAATCACCAACATCAACT